GCAGCAGTTCTTGGCTTTGGTGCAGACACTGATACAACATTAACTCACGTTGCTGACACAGGGCTACTACTAAATAGCTCAAGACAGCTACAGTTTGGCGATAGTGGCACATACATACATCAATCAGCAGACGGTGTATTAGATTTAGTAGCAGATACTGAGATAGAAATAAACGCAACAACCATAGATATAAATGGTGCTGCAGATATATCAGGTAACTTAACAGTCGGTGGCAACTTAACTGTATCAGGCACAATGGACTTTGGAGACTCAGACATCTCTAATGTAGGGTCTATTGCACTTGATACAATTACAGATGATGGTGGCTCAATAACACTTGACTCATCAGGAGATATTATTCTTGATGCAGACGGTGCAAATGTAACATTCAAAGACGGTGGCACATCTATATTAGACATCGCCAACAACTCTAGCGATGTTGAACTTACTGTAAGTGTTGCAGATAAAAACTTTGCAATTAAAGGAACAGATGACAGTTCAGCCATAACAGCACTAGATATTGACATGGCTCTTAATGGTAAAGCAACCTTCAGTGGAGATGTTGTTGTAACAGGTGACTTAACAGTAACAGGTGATGACATCACTATGGGTACAAACACCAGTGGTCATATCATGGTTGCTGATGGAACTAACTTCAACCCTGTGGCTGTGTCAGGTGACGTAACCATAGCATCAAACGGTGCAGTAACAATAGCAAGTGGTGCTGTTGAAACTGCGATGGTAAATGCAAATGTCATCACAGGACAGACTGCTGAAACATCTCTTGACACATCTAATGACGTTATACTTATACATGATGCGTCTGCTAGTGCATTAAGAAAGACTACACTCGCATCCATATCTTCTGCTCTTGGTGGTATCACAGATGTTGTGGCAGATACATCTCCACAGCTAGGTGGCAACCTCGACACCAACAGCCACAATATACTTATAGATGATGCTCATTTTATTGCAGATGAAAGTGGTAACGAGCAGATAATATTTAACACCACATCGTCTGCTGTCAATCAGTTTGAAATAACTAACTCTGCAAGTTCTACATCCTTTACACAAGGTCCACACTTATCTGTGTCAGGTGGTGACAGCGAGATAGATTTAAATTTAGCAGCCAAAGGAGCAGGACACGTAGTTATTAAAGGTAACTCTAATCCCGGAGCTATACGATTTAACTGCGAAAGCAACAGTCATGGTCAAACACTAATAGGAGCAGCACACTCTGCAGGTGCAACAAACACATTAGTCTTACCGACAGATGCAGGTACACTTGTAGGTACAGGTGATACAGGTACAGTAACAAATGCAATGTTAGCAGGAAGTATCGCTGATAGTAAACTAAACGCAATATCTACAGCAGGTAAAGTAGCTCTTAGTGCATTAGAGATAGACGGTGGCACAGATATAGGGGAAGCATTAGTAGATGCTGACCTAATAGTTGTTGACAACGGTGCAGGTGGCACAAACAGAAAGTCTGCCATGTCAAGAGTGGCAACTTATATCGAAGGTGGTATAAGTGGTGACATAACCATCTCTAGTGGAACGGCTGCAATAGGCAGTGGTGTTATAGTAAATGCTGATGTAAACGCTTCTGCAGCACTAGAGTTTAGCAAGATGGAGAACCTCACAGCGTCTAGGGCATTAGTGTCTGACAGCAACGGTGATGTATCAGCAGCAACAACTACCTCAACAGAGATAGGTTATGTAAACGGTGTAACATCAGCAATACAAACACAGTTGGATGCAAAGGCGAGTAAGGGCTTTGCCACAGCTATGGCAATAGCCTTATAATTGGAGAAAGATAAATGGCACAAGATTTCGAAAGAGCAGTAGCATTTGATAGCACAAGTGATATTGACATAGGTACTACAGCAAGAACAGTTGTTACCTCTAACTCAGACGATGCAATAGTTGGGATAAGACTAGCAAATGTTACTACATCGCAGATAAACGTAAGTGTTTTCGTAAACACAGCTGCAGCAGGTGGTAGTGACTTAGATGTATACCTAATTAAAAATGCACCTATTCCTGTAGGTTCAAGTTTAGAGTTAATAGACGGTGGCAGTAAGATAGTTTTACAGACAGGCGATGAACTAAAAGTACAGTCAGATACTGATGCGTCTTTAAATTGCTACGTTAGCTTTGTTGATGCAATCAGCACATAGGAGTAATAATGCCCTACATTGGAAATAATTTAGCAACGCAGTTTCAAGCGTTTGCCACACAAACCATAACAGGTGACGGTAGCACAGGCTATACGCTTGATAGAGCCGTAGCAAACGGCAAAGAGCTTCTTGTGTATATCAACAACGTAAAACAGGAAGAAGGCTCTGGTAAGTCTTATACAGCGTCTGGCACAACAATCACATTCTCTGAAGCCGTAGCAAGTGGTGACTCATGCTATCTTGTATATATGGGTTCTGCACAGCAAACAGTGACAGCACCTGCAGGTAGTATAGTCTCAAGTCAGTTCTCTAGTGCAGACCTTTCTTTAACAGGCAACTTAGGAATTGGTATAACACCAGATTCAATATCTAATGGTAACGCACTTCAAGTTAATCGTTCTGTAATAAATGATGATGATGGTGGTTCAACCCATATTACACAAAATGGTTATTACGATAGTGCTTGGAAATATGTAGAAAATGGAACAGCAGAAAAAATAACTTTCGCTACAGGTGCTACTACTTTTTCCAATGCCACATCTAACAGTAGTGGTGCAGATGCAAGTTTAACTTGGGTTGACAATATGGTGATTGATGCTAATGGTCATATTACTAAGCCAAAGCAACCTGCTTTTCATGCAAGAAAAGGAAGCTCTGCAAATACAGATATGGCAGCAGGAACTCATGTAATTACATTTGGAACTGAAGTGTTTGACCAAAATGGAGATTTTGCTAGTAACGTATTTACAGCACCTGTGACGGGAAGATATTTTCTTGGATTTAATGTGAGACTAGAAAGTCCAAATTCATCATGCACTTTTCATTATTTTGCAATAGCTACATCTAATTTTGATTATGCTCAGTTATATGACCAACCAGTAACAGCTAGTTCTGATTATCATGGATTTTCTTTTTGTGTTTTAGCAGACATGGATGCAAATGACACAGCACAATTAGAATATACACAAAGTGGAGGAAGTGCAACATCAGACGTAACTGGTTACGATGCTCATGCTCAGTTTTACGGCTATCTAGTAGCCTAATATGCCAATGCGAAATAACATACATTAAAGGAGGTAACAATGGCAAATCATACTAAATCAGTGGTCTTAACAGACCTACAACAACAAATACTATCTAACGACTTGTACAATGATTCAGACAACGCAGGGTTGGACGCATGGATACAAGCTGCAGTAGATGGTAAAATAAACAACTGTTGGAAGAGGATGCAACGAGAGTGGACGGATAAGTTGATGAACGACAGTTCTTTTACTGACCCAATCCCAAGCAACCAAGCTGACTTTGTTAAATTAGTTCTTGCACGAAGTGACTACAAGAACCGTAAAGCAAGAGATGACG